ACGAATGTATTGACTGCGGTGTTTGTGTGCCAGAGTGCCCTATTGATGCTATTGTTGCAGATAACAACAAAGACATTGATGTTGTATTCTGGACAAACCTTAACAAACGCCTAAGCAAGAAATGGCCAAACATTTCTAAAAAGAAAGACCCCTTACCTGACCACGAACAGTGGAACGGTAAGTCTGGCAAATTAGATTTACTAGAAGAATGAAACCGAAGTTTGTAAAAGCATTTATGGATACGGCATATAGATTTGCCGAACTTAGTCCTGCACGTAGATTGCATGTAGGAGCAATTATTGTCAAAGACGATCGAATTATTTCAATTGGTTATAACGGTATGCCTGTTGGATGGGACAATGAATGCGAGCATAAAGAATATATGAATGCCGCTAAGGCAGGATTCTTATCTGACGAGGAAAAGGAACGTCAGTTTCCTCACGAAGAATATGTAGCAGATGTACAAGCAATGCGCAGATACAGGCTTGTTACTAGGGACGAAGTTTTACATGCAGAGTCAAACGCCATTGCAAAACTAGCCAAGTCTAACGACTCGGGGCTAGGTGCAGATTTGTTTGTTACACACAGTCCATGCATACACTGTGCAAAATTAATATTGCAAAGTGGTATTGGTCGCGTATGGTATGGAGAAAACTATCGCGACGATGCCGGAATTACTTTTTTAAAGAAGTCTGGTATAACAGTGAATCAAATAGAAAAAGGGCCCTAAGGCCCTTTTTTAATCACCGTAAATCTTTAACACCTCCTTAACAGCGCGATGACGTTCAATGTCTCGCATAGTAAAGTGTTGGATGTCGATATGTTGACACTTCTTGTTTTCTAATAAATTACAGAAGTCGATCAAACCGTTATCCTCCAATCTATCGGCTTGTTTTAAATCTCCCGTAACGATCATTTTAGAGCCCTCGCCCAAACGTGTCAGTAACATTTTCATCTGATTTTGAGTTGCGTTTTGCATCTCATCAGCGATAATGTAACTGTTCTTAAACGTCCTACCCCTCATGTAGGCTAATGGACTGATTTCGATAACCCCCTCACGAATCATAGTTTCTAGGTCTTTGGCATGATAGTACTCTGAAAATACGTCCATAATAGGGCGTGTCCAAGGTTCCATCTTTTGCTGTAAAGTACCAGGTAAGAAACCAAGATCTTCGTCCACAGAAACTGCTGGACGGGTAATGACAATCTTATCTACCACTCCTTCTTTAAAGAGTTTAATACCGACTTGGCACGCTAATAGTGTTTTTCCGGTGCCAGCGGGACCAATAGCGAAAACTATGTTTTTCGTTTGATCATGTAACTTTTGTAGATATTCTTCTTGATTTGGATTGCGCGGAACAACTGTTACACGTTGTTTCTTTTGTGGGAGGTTTGTTTGCTGTGTGTGTTGAAATTGCTGAAACTCAATAACGTTAACATTTGACTGGAAACGTTTTTTGGCTCTCTTTGTCGTCATTAACTGCTCTCCTTTTGAGCGTAGGACGATGCGTTGTCGTGTTACGGTAGGACAACGTAGAGGTCCTACAAAAATATTTAACATTTTTCCTTAAAATGAATCTGATACTATATCAAAATTGCTAAGATAAATACTTTGCACAAGGAATAGGTAAAAATGGCCGATATTTTAGACATCATTGAAAACATCAACACAATTTATAACAGCAATAGTAGCCTTGCTATCCTCAAAGACTACGAGCGAGTTTTTGACGAATTAGACTTATACGTATTTGAAAACTGGAGAGACGGTGAACTAGTGTCTGGGCCAGTGATAGAGCGCCACTGGGTAACTTGCAGTTTCATGTGGCCACAAAACAAAATGCCTAATCCAGAAGCAGGAAAAAGATTAAGCGAGTATGGTTGCGGTGTAAAGTACAAAAGAGATGTACTAGTTCAACCACGTAAAATTAAAACACCCGATGACATTCGTCCAGGTACAAAGAAGGGCAAGTTAGATGAAAGCCCTATATGGGTTGTAGAAATTTCTATGCCTAAAAAATTAATGCTAGATATTTTTAGAGGTTATCACGAGCAAATGATGGACGATATTCATCCAGCAGATAATCAGAGTGCTCCAGAACTTGCACCTTCACCTGAAGGAGAAGCAGTACAGGCTCAGGCAGCACCAACAGCAGAACAAGGAGCCGCTAATGTTGCTTAATGAAGATAGCCTACAAGCAGGCGACTTAAAAAATCTTGTTAAACACATTTTTGAAGTCGACAACTATGCTAGTAAGATGGGAGACGACAAGGATGTTGTTGTACTAAGTTTTACAGTTGAACATCGTGCTCCAGCAGAGGATCTAGTTAACTTTATTGAAAAGGGTTATCAGTTTGTACTAGACGCAGACATGACTCCTGGTGAACTAAGCGATGGCAAGTATCGTGTGTTTGTAGAAATGCAACGTACACCTAAAGTAGCAGATAATATTGTAGACATGCTCTACGGCGTAGGCAAACTTGCAGGTATTGATAAATTTAAATTTAGATACCACAAGAGTTTCAACAGTCACGAGGCTGTACTAGAAACACTAGGTACAATTATTCCTAGCGATCCTAATACCTACGAACAAACAATTAATGAAACTAGACTGCTAAGTTACGACACATTCTTTAATAAGAGTATGTTAGATAGCATTCGTGTTGATGACAACGATATCTTAGAAGTTAAAAAGATTTATGCTGATCCTTTAAAGTTTAGAGTATTAGCACAGGGCAAGAGAGACAGCGTTATCGAATCTCTAGAAGATAAGATAAATGTTAATGAGTGGGCAGAAGTAATTTTCTTATCCAAGTATTTCGGGGATTACAATATTACAAAGTTCGGAAACAAATTGGTCTTTGAAAATGATGGCCAAGCAATCGTATTGGAGCGACTATAATGAGTTTTACATTTGATTTTAGAAAAGAACACCTAGCAGAAATTATCGGTAAGAATCCTTACCTAGATTATTGGTACGATGCACTTTGCGAAATTCTTCCAGAGTACAATATTAACACACCGCATCGTGTTGCGGCATTTATTGCACAGTGCGCTCACGAAAGCGGCGGCTTCCGTGCTCTAAAAGAAAACTTAAACTATCGTGCAGAAACACTACGTAAGATTTTCCCTAAGTATTTCCCAACAGATGAACTAGCAAGACAGTATGCTAGTTTGCCTAATAAACAAGAAGCCATTGCTAACAGAGTCTATGCTAATCGTATGGGCAATGGAGACGAAGCAAGTGGTGACGGATATCGTTATTGTGGTCGTGGATTGATCCAACTTACAGGTAAAACTAACTATGAGTGGTTTGCCGCAAGTTTAGAAATTGATGTAGAAGAAGCCGCAGAATACCTACAGACATTTGAAGGTGCTGTACAAAGTGCTTGCTGGTTCTGGGAAACAAACAATCTAAACAACGAAGCAGACAAAGGCGATATTAAAACAATGACACGCAAAATCAACGGTGGCTTCATTGGTTTAGAAGATCGCATTAAACATTACAATCACGCCCTTCACGTTCTCGGAGCACACTAATGTGGCAAATTAGTTACATGTTCAGTCTAATTCCAGATAGTTTCTTTATCTGGATTACCTATGCATTATTTGTTTCAGGGTTAGCACTGTATGTGGCTAGTAAACTAGTAGCGTGGCTACCTTTAATATCACGCTACAAACTTCCAGCAGAATTACTAGGTGTAGTATTATTAGTTGTTGGTGCTTATTTCTACGGAGGCTACGGCACAGAAAAAATCTGGCGTGAACGTGTAGCAGAATTAGAAGCCAAGGTAGCAGAAAGCGAAGCAAAAAGTAAAACAGCCAACAGTGTTATTCAGGAAAAGATTGTAACCAAGGTCAAGGAAATTAAAGTGTTCCAAGATCGAATTAAAGAAGTGATTGTTGAGAAAGAAAAAATCATCGACGCTCAGTGCAAAGTACCTCCAGAAGCGTTGGCTATTTTAAATCAAGCAGCCAAAGGATCGCAAAAATGAAAAGTTTAATTATTTTAGTTTCTGCATTCTTATTAACTGGTTGCCTAGGTACTGCTCCAGTAAAACGTAATTTTCCAGAAGTTCCTCAAGAACTAATGTCTGTTTGTCCTGATTTAAAAACTGTTGAAGGTACAGATAAACTCAGCAAAGTTATTGAGACAGTAACAGACAATTATGCACAATACCACGAATGCCGCGTTAAAGTTGACGCATGGATTGATTGGTATAAGACACAAAAGAGAATCTTCGACGAAGTTAAGTAAATAATAGTATGCTATAAAGGAGCAAAGCAGTGTCAATTCACGAATCTATTTTAAAATTAATCAACAAAGAACCTAAAGACCTAGATGCACCAAAGCCAGCACCTGGTTCACGCAGTGAGAGAGAAGCAAAGATTAAAGACAAAGCAGGTATGGTTATTTCTGTATTTGCGTTATTCTTAGCAGTTAATAGTTGGTACGGTGGTAAACTATCTAGCACAGTATTAAACAATACGCTAGGTGCTAACAATGCTTGGGCACAATACCAAGCCAAGAACAATCGTTTAGTCAGTTATGAAATTGCTAGTAAGACAACTAGCGACCCTGCTCTGAAGAAAGAGTTTAAAGCAGAAGCAGAGCGTATGGATGCTGACAAAAAAGAGATTGCTATTAATGCACGTAAGATGGAACACGATCGAGAGATCGCAAAGAAATCTAGTCCATGGATTGGTTACGCTAGTACAGCATACCAACTAGCCATTGTTGTACTATCTGCTTCTATCCTAGCAGTTAGTATGCCGATGTTCTGGGCAAGTTTCGGGGTAGCAGGCATCGGATTAGTATTATCAGCCAACGGATTATTCCTCTGGTTCTAAAATATAAAGGAGCGAAAAATGAGCGGACAGGATTATAACACAATGAGTGACAGTGAAAAGAAAAAAGAAGATTGGATGAATAGTAAATGGCGTCCAATGATGGGGTGGAGTTACATGCTCACATGTATTTGTGACTTTGTATTATTCCCAATCCTATGGACTATGGTTCAGACAATCTTAAAGCAACCAGTAACACAGTGGCAACCTATCACTTTACAAGGTGCAGGGTTGTATCACATTGCTATGGGTGCTGTTCTTGGTATTGCGGCATTTGGTCGCACACAAGAAAAATTAAACGATAAAGCAGGAGCAACAAGTGGCGGAATCGGTTTACCATCAAGCGGGGCTCCAGCATTTAGCCCTGCGCCAACAACACCAACACCAAGTTTCGGTGCACCAACAACACCAAGTTTTAGCGCACCAAAGCCAACCCCAAGTTTCGGCGCACCAGCACCAAGTTTTAGTGCTCCAAGTACGCCAATGATGTCTAGCACAGGCAAGCCAATGCCAGTACAGCCAGACCAACCAGAACTCTAAAGGAGAGTATTATGAAAAAATTATTGGCCCTTTTAATAGCATCGGCATTTGTTATGCCTGTCTTGGCTGCTGACGAAGCACCAAAGACTAAACGTGCTTGTGTAATGCAAAAAGATCCAAAAACAAACAAAGAAAAAGAAGTTTGTAAGGAAATTAAGATTCACAAGAAACACGAAGGAACTAAACCAGAAGATGTAAAGAAAGCAGATCCTAAAAAGAAATAATTTCTTGACACCCCCGAAGAGGTATAGTATAATTAATACTATACCTTTTTTTATCTATGAGTGATTACTATAATACATTGGGCGTTTCGAAATCTGCTAGTCAGGACGAAATTAAAAAAGCCTACAGAAAACTTGCCAGCAAACATCACCCCGACAAAGGTGGAGACACGGCTAAGTTTCAAGAAATTCAAAATGCCTACGATACACTAAGCGATCCTCAAAAAAGACAGGAGTATGATAATCCTGCAAGACCGTTTAACTTCCAAGACTTTGGTGGAGCACCCCCAGGTATGGAAGATATCTTTAGAAACTTTGGATTTGGCAGACAGCAAGTTCGTCGCAGAAATCAAAGTATAACGATACAAGTACGCATGACTTTGAAAGATGTTTTCGAAGGCAAAGATGTTATCGGTGGTATCAGATTACCCAGTGGCAAAGAACAAGCATTGCAAATTAAGATCCCTAAAGGTGTACAGCAAGGCGATCAAATTAGATATCAAGGGCTAGGCGACGACAGTATTCCTAATCTACCACGCGGTGATTTAATTGCACAGATTATTGAAATTCCCGACCCAAGGTATCAACGCAACGGCGATGATTTGCACATAGAACGATCAATATCTGCGTTTGATGCTATACTAGGGACAACACTCTTAGTAGACACTATTGCAGATAGCAAACTAGAAATCTCTGTTCCTGCAGGCATCCAAGCAGGACAAATGATTATCTGCCGTGGGCATGGATTACCGAGAAGTCAAAGTAATGTAAGAGGTAGCATGTATGTAAAAATCAATGTACGTACACCAAATGTTACAGAAGAAGGCGATAAATTTATATTGGAAAACCTAAGAGCCAAATATGATATTTGAATTGAAGAAAGAGGGTGATCCGCTACTAAGTCAAAAATTAGAACCTTTTGATTTCAACAGTGGCATGGACACCGAAAAGATTGAATCCGAAATGATTCGATTAATGAAAGAAAACTACGGACTTGGCATTGCCGCTAATCAAGTTGGCTTTGATCGTCGAGTTATTATAGTGGAGCCAAAAGGTCAAACGCCAATTGGAATGTTTAATCCACAAATTACGAGCAAGATTGGATCTTGCAATGACGAAGAAGGATGCCTTAGTTTCCCAGGACTTTTTGTAAAAGTGGAAAGAGCGGAAACTATTACAGTAAAATATCTTGACAAATATAATGTTGAGTGTACAATAACACTTAGCGGCATGGACGCCAAATGCGTACAGCACGAGATCGATCATTTGGACGGTATCTGCTTTACAAATCGAGTCAGTAGACTCAAACTAGACCTAGCACGTAAACGACAAAGGAAATTACTAAATGGTAGAACCAAGTGAACAACTACAAGCAGTCTTCGAAAAAGCCATAGACGACTGCAAAAAACTCAGCCATGAATACATGACATTGGAACATCTTGCCTTTGCTATGATGTGCGAGGAAAAGTTCTATGAAATGATTACGAACTATGGTGCTAATGCAGAATACATTAAAACCAATCTCGAGCATCATCTAAAGAACAAATACGACGACATTAAATTAGAAAATCCAGGCAAGTACAAGCCTAAGAAAACACAGGCTGTTGAGCGTGTATTGAATCGTGCTTTTACACAAGTTCTATTCAGCGGACGTCAAAGCATTGAACTTGTCGATGTTTTCCTAAGTATGCTCAGTGAGAAGCGCAGTTATGCTGTCTATTACATGAGCAACGGTGGCATTGAAAAAGACAAGTTTGCAGAATTCATCAGCAACGAAAGCGAACAAGAGGAAGAAGAACAAGCCACAGACGGCCAAGCCGAACGTGCTCTACGTGCTTTCACAACCAACCTCAACGACAATGTTAAGAAGAACAAGATTGATCCTGTTATCGGTCGTAGCCAAGAACTTGAACAAATTGCTCTAGGCCTTGGACGTAGAACTAAGAACAACGTTTTGCTAGTAGGTGACCCTGGTGTAGGTAAAACTGCTATTGCAGAAGGGCTTGCTTATAACATCATTAACGGCAACGTTCCTCCATTCTTGAAAGAATACACTGTCTATAACTTGGATATCAGCAGTATGTTGGCTGGTAGTAAGTATCGCGGTGACTTTGAAGAACGCTTTAAACTTGTTCTCAAAGCCCTGCAAGGTAAAGGCAAGACTGTGTTGTTCATTGATGAAGCACACATGATCAGTGGAGCAGGTGCAGGAGGACAGCAAAGTAGTAACGACCTTGCTAACATGATGAAGCCTGCATTGAGCAAAGGTAACATCAAAGTTGTTGCATCAACTACATGGGAAGAATACCGCAAGTACTTTGAAAAGGATCGTGCATTGATGCGCCGTTTCCAGCGTGTCACTGTTGACGAACCTACTCCAGAAATGGCTCGTGATATCTTGATGGGTGTTAAGAAGTACTACGAGAAACATCACAATGTTGTAATTAACGATGCCGCTGTTGAAGCCGCTGTTAAACTCAGCGTCAAGTACATTCCGGATCGTAAGTTGCCAGATAAGGCTCTAGACCTTATCGACGTTGCTTGCAGTCGCTTCAATTTGAAGACTGAAGCAGAGCGTGTTGTAGATGTTAAGGAAGTTCAGTTTGAACTCAGCAAGATGGTAAATCTTCCTGAAGAAACTGTTAGCGAAAAAGAAAGTGCAAACTTGGCTAACCTTGAGAAGAACATGAAGGCTGAAGTCTACGGACAAGACGATGCTATCGACGAGGTTGTAGATAAGATTCTTGTAGCGCAGGCTGGACTTAAGAGTGAAAACAAACCTATCGGTTCGTTTGTGTTCATGGGTCCAACAGGTACAGGTAAAACTGAAACTGCTAAACAACTTGCAAAACAACTTGGTGTTCCTATGATTCGCTTTGATATGAGTGAATATCAAGAGAAGCACTCAGTATCTAAGTTGATCGGTAGCCCTCCAGGTTACGTTGGCTTTGAAGAAAATGCTGGCTTGCTGATTACTAAACTGCAAGAAAATCCGCACTGTGTTCTGTTGCTGGACGAAATTGAAAAGTCGCACCCAGACGTTTCAACTATTCTGTTGCAACTCATGGACAATGGTAAAGTCACTGGCAGTAACGGTAAAGAAGCAGATGCTCGTAATGTTGTGCTAATCATGACAACTAACTTGGGGGCCGCTGATGCTGAAAAGAACGTTATTGGTTTTGGTAATCAAGATAACGAATACGAGGATCGCGAACTCAAGAAGTTCTTTGCTCCTGAATTCCGTAACCGCTTAGATGGCGTGATTACCTTTGGCAAACTGTCTAAGAATACAATGATTAAAATTGTTGGTAAGTTCCTGGTTGAACTCAAGACACAAGTCAAAGACAAAGGCATTGATGTTACCATCAGCGACGAAGCAATCGACTACTTGGTAGAAAAAGGCTTTGATAAGAAGATGGGTGCTCGACCACTGCAACGTGTTATTGACAAAGACATTAAGCGTCCTCTAAGTAAAGAGATGCTGTTTGGTCAACTCAAAGCAGGCGGCAGTGTACATATTGATATCAATGCCGGTGAGATTTCTTTAAAAGTTGCCGAAAATGTCAAGGTTGAAGAAAACTAAAAAACTATTCTACGACAAGTACCTTTATAAAATCTCTGTCTTTACTCCGTTGGCTACACACTTTCGGGGTAAAGACATAGAAGGTACTCAGTGTTCCCTTCGGGCAATCCTAGATGAAATGGAATATCGAGGGGAAACTGAGCGTATAATAGGTAGTCGGTGGAATAGTAAAAAAGTCACCATACAGGATGTACGCAGAGATTTAGCGTTATCTATAATGGCACAGGGCTTGGATTCTTTCCATTTTCGTGTCGAAGGCAGTACTTTGTCTTTTTACACCAACGACGAAACTGCCTTAGACACTGCTATGGCTCTTTACGATAGCATGTGGAACATTAGAGAAATTTGCAAGCCAGAAAGCGATAAAATTAAAGAATTCTTACTTGCTAATCCTAAACAAATTATACGCCCTGAGTATTCTCACAAGTATAAAGTAACTGTAAACGGATTAGATGACCCTGAATCCTTTAAAGACTGGGCCGCAAAACTGCCTAAACTTAAAGTTATGCCAAGAAATAACTACAGAGTTGGCGGATACTTTTATGTTGCAGACCAAAAAACGCTGAGTCTATGCCGCATTTTCCTAGGCGATAAGATACGTAGAGTGGACGAATTACGTACTCTTGAGGAAATTTAACCTAAGTGCAGAATAGCATAAATACTCTAATAACGGGTGTTTATGCTATGAAAACCTTTAAAGAATTATTCGAAAGTCTTAGTGCTCCTGAAAATTGGTTGGAAGAAACCTATCACGGAAACGATTTTCACCTACAATACGGTGAAATAGAAGAGACCCTAGAAGAAGCAGAATATCGTGGACGCAAAGTTCCACTAGGCAAGCCTATGCAAGGCGATGTTAAGAAATTCAAAGTCTATGTTCGCAATCCCCAAGGTAATGTTGTAAAAGTTAACTTTGGCGACCCTAACATGACTATCAAGAAATCAAACCCAGCACGTAGACGCAGTTTCCGTGCTAGACATAATTGTGATAATCCAGGTCCACGTACTAAGGCACGTTACTGGTCATGCAGGAAATGGTAATATGCTACTAAGAGAACTAGACGAAAAATTTAACCTAGAAGACTCGAATCTATTAGACGATTTAGAGTATTTCATGATGCACGATGACAAGTTTTATCGTCGTGTACTACACCCAGAACTGTTAAACATCAAGAATAAATTAGAAGCAGGAGAAGCCTGCGAAGATAACTGTCTAAGACCTTGTGTTGATAAAGCCGCATTGATTTACTGCAAAAAGTTTAACATTCCTGATAATCACAAGAGTGTGTTTACAGATGTAGATCGAGATGCTGTGGCAAGAAGTATTTTTGGCAAGGAGCAAGACAATATTGCCAAAGGACACTATGACGGGAGAGAAGAATGATTCTAGTAGAAGGCGGAAATGTATTTCCCGATGTAACACCTTTTGACCATAAGCATGTTGGTGCTATTTTAAAAGTAGTCAACGATGCACTAGCAGACACAGGCATTCGTGCTATTCCTGTAGGCAGTGCCGCTACACCTACTCCAGGCAAGCAAAGCGGAGACATGGACGTTATTGTTGACGAAAAGACTGTACTAGATTTCTTCAAAGCCAAGGATGCAAAGACAGCACGTAAAGCATTAAACGATTATATTGCTGGCAAAGGTTTACAAACTGCACAAAGTGGTATCAACGTTCACGTTCGTGTTCCAGTAGGCGAACATGTACACCAAGTAGATATCATGGTCAGTGCCAATGCTGAACGTGTGGCTAAGTTCCATACACACAGTATTCCAGCAGGCAGTCCTTACAAAGGTGTTAACAAACAACTTATCATGGCCATCCTTGCTAAGAGCAAAGGTTATATGTGGAGTGCATGGCAAGGACTGTTTAGTCGAACACCTGAAGGTAAGAAGGGCGAATTTGTCACAGACGATTTAGATGAAATTGCAGAAATTCTTACTGGCAAAAAGACAGCCGCAGTACTAGGCAGTGTCGAAAGTATTTTAGATGCACTACCAGATAACGAAGCACAAGCACTGTTGGCTAAGGCTAAAGAAGATCCTAACTGGAAAGAAATTACAAAGACAGAAAGTGCTAATAACTCTGAATGGTTTAGTGCTATGACTAGTTTGTTAGAAACTGCTAATTGCAAATATGGTCGTTACTTCTGTTCTACAGACAAGCGTTGGAAGTGCCGCGTTCGTCCTAAACAATTAAGAGGTGGTTAATGAGACTGCGCGAATTACTTTCCGAAAAGTGGAGTCAGAAATATAAGAACTCTATCAACTGTTCTAATCCTAAAGGATTTAGTCAGAAGGCGCACTGTGCTGGTCGTAAGAAAAATGAATCAGTAAACGAAGCCGAAGTTCCTAAGCAACTAGGTCGTGCATTTAATCACTTAGAGGATCTAGTGTTCTTTCAAGGCAGTGCAGGTACATTAGAAGCACTAAGTCACATTAAAGACTTTGGCACACAACAAGGTGCTGAAAGTATTCGCATGAAGTGGGACGGCAATCCTCAAATTTATTGGGGCCGTGAAACAAAGAATGGTCCACTGCTACTAGGCGGACACAATGGTTGGAGCAAAGGTGCCAAAACATCTAGCCCAGAAGAGATCAAAGACTTTATCGTTAACAAGAGCGGAAGTCCTAAAACACCAGATGAAGTAAAAGCACGTCAACAATTTGCAGATCAGTTTGCCAACTTGTATGACTACTTTGACCGTGCTACACCTAAAGACTTTGTAGGTTTTGTCTATGCAGACGGCTTGTTCCTACAGCGTCCACAACTAGATAAACAAGGTGTTTACACATTCTGTCCTAATCCTAAATCACAAACATGTTACCATGTCCGCAAAGACAGCGACCTCGGTAAGCGTATAGCGCAAGCAGATGTTATGGTTGTAGGACACGCATATTTCCCACAATGGGGTATGCCTGATAGTGCGCAGAAACCTATTAGTGATTTTAGTCAGTTTAACGGAAACAGTAAATTAATTGTTCTAGGACCTATCTATAACAAGAAGCCTGTACAAATTGATACTAAAGGTGTTGAGCAAGTCGAAAAGTATCTAAGCCAACATGCACAACAAATTGACACTTTCCTAGCAGATACTGCGGGTTTAAGCGACCTTAAGAATATTATCTACACTTACGTTAATCAGACAGCCAAGGCTAAAGCACTAGATAGTCTAAGTGCAAAACATTTTGACAGTTGGCTAGCCACTAGCAAAGTAAGTCCTGGTAAGCAGGCAAAGATTCAAGAAAAAGCAAAAGCAAACCCTAACGCCATTGAAGCAATTTTTACTTTAGTAAAGATGATTCAAAATATGAAGGATGCAATCATAGATCAAATCGAAGGCGAACAGGGAGATATTTGGGACACGCACGGAGAAGGCCGTGTGCGTTATGCAGATCAAGGTAAGCAGTTTGGCAACGTCAAACTAGTACCACGTAAACGTTGGACACCGCAATGAGACTAAGACAACTATTTGAAGCAACAAACAACGAAGTAGCCATTATCTTTGGCCGCTTTAACCCTCCACACAAAGGTCATAAAGCCGCATGGGAAATGGCTAGTCAAAGCCCTATTTGGTATGTTGGTACTAATCAAAGCACTGTAGGTCCAAAAGATCCGTTGCCTTACGATATTAAAGTAGAAGCAATGAAAGCAATATGGCCAGAAGTTGCTAGTCACATTATGCCAGAAACAAGTTGGTTAACTATGGCTAGTGAAATCTACAAACAATATCCCAAGGCCACTTTGCTTTGTTTAACAGACGAAGACTGGGTTACTAAGACTATTGTTCAGTACAATGGTAAAGAAGGTAGTCACGGTTATTACAATTTTGCTAAAATTGAACAAAAGCCTACGCCACGTTTAAGTAGTGCTACTGCTCTACGTGATGCAGTTAGCAAAGGCGATCGTGAAGCATTTGCACAAGCCGCAGGTGTTCCAGCAGATACTAAGGTTGCAGGCAAACCTTTCTTTGATCTAGTAGCAGAATATTTGTTGCCATATCAAAATGCTCCTAAGAAAGTTGCTAAGAAGAAAGTAGCGGCTCCTGTAGAAGGTGTAATGGAATACGGTGATACTGCTAAAGGTCAGAAAATGTTGACTAAGGTTCAGAAACGTGCTGTAGATAGAATGATTAAAGCAGATGATAAGCGTGATGCTAAGGCTGCTAAAAAGAATCAAGATACTGCTAACCGTGCTTGGGATAGAATGTCTAATGTAGATGAGGCTGCTCCTAAGGGCTGGGAAGGTACCGTTAAGGCTATGAAGAAGCACAAGGAAATTGATAATCCTTGGGCACTGGCGCACTACATGAAGAACAAAGGCTATAAGAGCCATAAGAAAGAAGATGTAAGTAAGGCAATAGATCAAACTGCTAAACGCTTGACAGATCCTAAAGACGGTGCTGTTGCTAAACTACGTGCCGCAGGCGACAAGCGTAGAGAAGATCATCTAAAGTCAAGAGACATTGCTAAGAAGAATTAATTATGAATATTGATGATCTAAAACGTCTTGCTGGCATTAACGAATTCAAGGGCTATCAGCCTTATGAAGGAATTAATGTTTCTATATCTGGAACAGAAAAGCGTGAGTTAGAGCGTAAACATAATATTAAACCAGGTACACCAGAATGGTTTCAACTGTGGTTTAGTTTGCCTTACATGACTGGCGAGAAACCTGTAGGAAAATAAATGAGAGCCAGCGAATTTATAACAGAGCGAAAAAAACGTAAACGTAGATCAAAATCTAAAAGATCTTACGGAGCGGCTTGGGGTCCGGGACCATATGGTCTCTATGGATGGGACTCGGGTTACAGTGGCGCTGGAGGAATTTCTTCCAGTGAAGGCGGTGCTGTTGGAGAAGAACTCACTGATGAGGGGTGGAAAGACTGGGTAGCAGGAGCCGCAATGGGTGCTGCCGCATTAACAGGGTCTCCAGATGCATCAGCAAAGCCTATAGAAAAACCAAGTATAGTTCAGCAAGTTAAAAAACAAGACGTTGCAAAAACTGTTACAGGTAGTCCACACGAAGTTGTTCTTAAAAAGTATGCTCAAAAAGCAGGACTTAAAGGTCAGGAACTTGCGGCATTCTTAGCACAGTGCGCTCATGAAACAATGGATTTTAAGTACATGAAAGAGATAGGCGGAAGTTTAGATTTCCGCAAGTACGATCCAAAGTATTCTCCTAAGAAAGCCAAGGCTCTAGGAAATACAAAAGTAGGTGACGGTGCAAAGTATAAAGGCCGAGGATATATTCAATTAACTGGCAGATATAATTATAAACGTGCAGGCGATGCTTTAGGATTACCATTAGAGCAAAAACCTGAACTAGTTGAAAAACCTGAAGTGGCAGCAAAGGTTGCTCTTTGGTATTGGAAAAATAGAGTTACACCAAACGTTGATACTTTTAAAGATGTTAAAACTGTAACTAAAACTATCAACCCTGGTTTGAAACATCTAGACCAGAGACAAAATAAATTCAAATCTTTCCAGGTAGCAATGAAATGAAGTTCATAGAAATAACTGGCAAAGTTATCAAGCCAACAGTTGTAGAAGAAAGAAAGTACACTGAATTAGAATTGGCTATTATGGAAGGCGGACACTCATTGCCATTGGATAAGCCCACTCCTAGTCTAAGTGATCTTGCTAAAAAACACAATGTAAGTTACAAGTATTTGCTAGGTCAAATGCATCAAGGAATTAAAGTAGAATTAGAACATACTAGCGATGCTCAAGTTGCAAAAGAAATAGCATTAGACCATTTATCAGAACGTCCAGACTACTACGAAAGATTAAAACAAGTTGAAAACTTTGCTGATGGTAAGAAGCCAGGCCGCAAAGGTCTTAGTAAACGTGTAGGTATTCCTAAAAAAGCAACTCTAGGGCAATTAGAAAAAATTGCTAGTTCTAGCACAGGTGAACGTAGACGTATGGCGCAATGGCAACTAAATATGCGTAGAGGGAAGAAAAAATGAAGATCCTAGAAATTATTACCGAATCTAAAACACAAAAAGCAGAAGCACCAAAGCCACGTAATTTTGTTGCTAAAAATGCCATTAACACAGGCGCTGGCGCACATAAAGATAAAAAGAAAGCCGCAAAGCAAGGCGATGTAAAGCATAAGAAAAAAGACTATGCTATGGAAAGCCAAGTTGACGAAATCAGTCTAGGTGACTATCGCAAAAAGGCTGCTATGCAAAAGGCACAAAGTCAAATGGGTGCTATGTTTGCCAGAGACCCTGAACAAAAAGCCAAAGATCTTTCTACATTTAATAAACGTGAAAAGGGCTTGAATCGTTTAAAAGCCCGTGACGAAAAGTCACGTAAAGCCGAGCAAGAGCGTCAATTAGCAGACCTTGTTGCTAGACTTCCTGAACTTAAAGCAGAATACGAACAAATGAAAGCCAAGTACAAGTCGCTAGGCGGCAGTAATTGGCAGTATGCAGATAGAGAACAAAACCTAACTGCCAGCGAACGTGAAGCACGTAGCATGGAAGGTCCAATGAATAACCTCTGGAGACAAATCCAGGCTGCTGAAAAAGCCCAACAACAAAAAGTTGGAGAAAGTGCTACAGCAGGTGCAACTAGTGCCGGAAATATGGCTGTAGGTGCTGTATATCCTAATAAAAAAGGTAAAACTTACAAGAACAAAGACGGTACTGCTAAAAACGCACTAGATGTTAAGGGCGCAAATCTTATGACTGGCGGAAGCATAAAACGCTAAATATAGTATCAGGAGATATTCTATGCAAGATGAAATGAAACCGCAAGTTCAGCAACCACAAGTAGATCACAGCGAAGCACAAATGGCTCGTGCCGATCTATATCGCGGTGCTAAAAATGCGATGAAACTGTTCCAAATGGTTCAGGACGGACAACAACTAGAAGGTTGGGTACAGGCTAAAATTACTAAAGCTGCTGACTACCTAGACAGTGTATATCACTACATGGAATATCAAGCAAAATTTGGTCAAGGCGGTGTTGCTACAAGTCTTGACGATATCACTTCGGATGCTCAAGTATCTACCAAGCAAGGCGAAGTTTCAGAAGAAGATGACGAAGAAGGAATTAAAGAGTCTATGAACTACGAACAAAAACTACAGGCCTTGTTGGAAAGTGCCAAAAAGAAAATGATGAAGCCAGCCAAGAAAGACGAACAAGTCGAAGAAGGCTGGGAC